AATATCTTCAGCTGCTAATGTAGCTTTACCACTAAGTGATTCATCGTATCCCAAAAATGCTTTTGGAATCTTAAGTGCTGCCATCATCTTGTTACGTAGATATTCAATATCATCTGTTCCAGTCCATTCAAGACCAGGCAAATTATCAATACTAGTACCACTATCACTACCACGGACAGGTAAGAAAAAGTCTTCTACCATGTTTTGTAGATTGAATTTTAAATTATAATCCCCAGTCTGTTGATCCAAATATGGAGTCTTTTTCATTTGGTCCATAATACGTTGCATATGATTATCGACTTCATTTGGAGGAATATTACCAATGTCAACTTTAAAGATTCGCTTTTCCGGAGCACGCATGATACGGTGAATTAACATTGCGTCTTCCATCAAACTCAACTGTTTCCATACACGTCGAGCACCTTCTAACATACTCTTACCATATGGCAAGAAGTTGCTATCACTCAACAAACGGAAGTGTGCAATTTGATAATTTTCTAAATCTTCAAGTTTGTTTCCGTATGGAAGATTAACTTGAAATTTAACAAAGCTCTTGTTTGTTAATTGCGCATTTTCTACACGGGTAACGTAATAGGTACTTAATGGTTCAACTAAATAGACTCCGTACTCAGGACTAATATGTAAACGAAGATAAAAATCTCCATACTTAACCATACATCGAGTCCAACTCCATAAATTAAATTCAATATTTAGAATATCGTAGAACAAATTATGAAGAATATTTTTGATTTCGTCATTTGTAGACTTAATGTGTAAAATATCACCCATTTCATTTCTCGTTGTACATTCATCTGCATAAATGTCCAATGCAGATGCTAGAATTGGATCCATATCCATTGTATCATAATCACGAAATAGTTCTACACGACTGCTTTGATATGATAAATTAAAATCTCTACTATATTGATTATATGAAGTTGTACGTAATCTATTAAAACGGTCTCTTAAACTATTACGATCTGTAGCATACTGAATTTCATCAGTATCAATAACCTTTAATTTTTTACCGCCAATATTACGAACAATTACATCATTTGAAAACAAACGTTTCAAACGTGCAAATAACGAACGATTTTTTAATTCTTGAAATGATTGATCTGACATATTATTCTAGTATATAAGTATTTACATCAACCAAGTTAAACTTTCTTTTTTATCATTAACAGTGAAATCCATTGTTTTATGATGATCAGCAATAGCACTCACGTCTTTATGAAAAGTAACAGGACTTGAAACTTTTGATATTTTCGATACCATTGCTTTATTATAAGATATTTGTTCATTTCTAAGTTTTAGAGCAGTTTCGTGTACCCACAATCCTATACCTAATGACATAACCAAATCGTCGTTATATCCCCTCATAGCTTCGGCTTTATGACCGTTCCAAATGAAAACATTTAACTCTTCATATAATCGTTTTGATTTCATGACGACGAGTTTTTCACGAAAAAAAGATTCCAGTTTACTAACAACGAGTGGTCTGTTTTTACTTGTTGTTGTAAAGCCAGCTACTAATTTTTTATCAGCCGAATTTAATTTATTAGTATATGTTTTTTCCACGTCAACAACTGTCAAATCAGACGCACTATAAAATGTATTTTGATAATCTCTATCAATAATTTGTTGTAGTGTGGCCCATCCTACATTGTTGTTTTCTACAACAAGCAATGCGTTATTGTACTCTGTCGCCACACTCACTAGTAAATTACCATAATCTTTTGTAGTTAATTGTCCCTTATATTCAGCAACCTGTTCCATCGTTTCAATATCTAAGACGTGAAACGCACTAAAATCTCCGCCATCTCCTCTAGCACAGTCAGCTGTCAATATGTAGTTTTTACTATAATTTGGATAATCCCAGATCCATAGATCTTGATTATTACCCCGTTTTTCCACAGGATCCTTTAAATGAGTTTGTCTATAAAATTCAAGAACTTCTACACTTACCACTTGATTACCGGACGTACTGAAATCGCAGTCACATTCTTGAGCCGCTCCTTTTACTCCTGATAATTCGGTTTGTTTATCTCTCCAAGTTTGGTCTCTTTCTGGATGTAAATGCCATGGCAATCTAATAGTCTTGAAGTCTTTGTTCTTACCTTCCTCGGCTTCAACCCACGTTTTATGAAAGAAGTTACCTACGCCGTTTGGCGTGCTTAATATGATAGCTCTACCACCAGTGGATAATGTATATTGAGCAGATAACCAAATTTCCTCAATGCCATCGATAAATGCAGCTTCGTCAATGATTAATAATGAGAGTGCTGATGAACGACCTGCTGTACCAGCAGATGAAACCGCTTTGATTTGAGATCCGTTCTTTAATCGTAATGATAATCTATTGTCTTCTACACACGGAACTTTTAACCAACTTGGAAGATTGTCATTTGCAAATCTTACTTTAGTGACAATTTCTTTCGCTGTTTCTTGGGTAATACTAATACAAAGAATGTTCTTATCATTATGAAATGTCATTAACCACAAACTATAAGCAGCTGTAAGAGTACTGATACCCATCTGCCGACTTTTAAGAACAATATTTAATTGATTATCAACGAAGTTTTGTAAAGCATCTTCTTGAAATGGATATAACTCAAATCCAACAGTACCTCTTATAGGATGTTGAATCTTAACATATTTTTTCATGAAGTATATAGGATCTTCTATACACTTCTTATACTCACTTTTTATTATTTCTCTTAGACTTGGCTGACTCATACAATTCTTCGTATTCTTTTATTTTAGTATTAATGTCTAGCAATCCGTCATTAATTTTTACCAAATCATTAGTCACGTCTTCTAATATTTTAGTATAATCTTGGATACCTTCCCATCTTTCAAACGAACCGTCTTCTTCTAAAAATTCAACAGGCTTACCTTGATTTTCATGACAAAATTTTTGACTTTCTTCAAATTTTCTTTTATATTCTTCTAGAATACTACGTTCATTTTTTAAATCCTGTAGTTCATTATAGACATCAAACACCCCCATCAGTTTAAGATCAGTTTGAAATTTTGTAAAACAATCATAACACATCGTTGTTTTAGGCCAAACTCGGTCGTCCAAATAATTGCCCCATCGAACATCCATATTACACGTTTTACAACGTTTTTCATTAATAATCGTGGCACGTTTTGAAACTCTGCGTTTACTATTATTCTTCCAAACCCATTTGTGTCCTTGACTATCCTCCCATTCGTCACCTTCTTTGCGTTTATCGTTCTCTAAATTGGCATCATAGCCAACTTGTACGAATGGACGTTCGCCCGATAAATAATCTTTTACAATTGATAAATTGCTTTTACCTGATGCTTTCTTCATAACAAATACGTATTTAATTTATTTCTTAAACTTACTTCCGAGCCCTTTTATAATAAAACTTCCTGTAATTTTAAATGGGTTGTTACTAATACTACTATCTCTTACAACTATACCTTCGTGTTTATCTAGATCTCCGATTTCACTGGTAGCATTTTTTAATATTTCATCTCCCAATTTAATTGTGGTTAAATAAACAATGGTATCATTAACTATTTTATTTACATCTTGACCTGGAAAATCTTGACTGATATTTTTACTATCAACCACTTTTAAAAATTGTTCTCTCGTAATTAGTGGAGTGGTAAACTTTAATCCTTTTAACCAGTCTTTCAAAGACTTGGTCACAGCTTCACCTGTAGGGTACAATGTAACTGGCTGCGTCAAAACACTTGCTAGGTTTGGTTCTGATTTGAAAGTAGTGTCAATGCTACCCAACACCTTAAAACCACTCTTCATAGCAACCACATTTAATTTGTTTATATAAGACTGCATTGCAGTTTTATCATATGGTATTTCAACAGCTTCTCTTGATTTAACACTTCCATCTTTACCAAATGTTTTTGGTTTAATTTCTTTTAATCCGTGAATAGCTAAAAAGTTCCATTTATATCCAACTACATTCGTTTGACCCTCTACATATTCAATGTTAAACAATATATTTGGATTGTCTAATAATCCTAGTGTTTTCAATTCGGATCTTGTAGATGGAATAGCTTCATCAAAAATATTGATTACTTTAGTTCCAATATTAATAAATCCATGACCTGGTTTAAATCTATTTGACAAGTCTTCAGGTCTCGTTCCCTTAATATCAAGTGGTTTTGCGGATCCACGATCTATTACAAATTGATCATTTACCATACGAATACTAGCATTTACACCGTCAATCTTTACACTACCGGCGCCTTGCTTCAAAGACTTTACTGATTTCGCAAATACGTCTACTAGTTTAGCACCCGTATCGACAAAATCAAATGGATGTGCCATATGACCTCCCGCCCCGCCTTCTTGTATCACTTCGTTTAATATATTATTTAGTCGTATCATATGGTTTTAAAAATGTTTTATCAAACGTTGTAATAGCTTTGTTATAAGATCGATTTGTTTCGTCCTCATCGTCTTGTGTAAATTGCCAATTCCAGAATAACTGATCTGATGTTTTAAATTTGTAATAATCTCCCAACACCGCTCTTTGTGTTTCTACAACTTGTTTACCGTGCCAGTTTTGTCCAACCGCAATAAATCCAGCTTCAATGTCTTTTACAACATTCTTTTCTCCAAGTGTAGAATGTCTGTTCTCAATCCAAGTTAATCTTTCAATTAGTTTCTGATAATAACCATTGGCTTGGCCCCATCTAACACTTGCAAAAAATACAACACAATCACTTTCAAACAGTTCTTTGGTAATCTTCCAAAGTTCATCCCCTTTTTCATTAAGACTTGCCCAACAACGATGATATCCACTTGGATTCTTTTCTTTATCTTTTAATAATGCTTTTGCAACACCACAATGATTTCCGTCATATTTTAAATTGCTACTTACATTGCCTTCACACGGAGCTATATTTAAACTAGGTACTTCAATTAATGTTACCTTCTCTTTACCCAATAGTTCTTGTATTTTGATTGCTAATTGAGTACTCTTCGGAACATCGTCTTTGTGTTGACTCCATCTATTACTAGTAGTTAACAATAGTACTTTGTTTTTAGTGCGTAAATAATCTATTGTTTTTTTATATTTACGAGCATAAAGATCCATATCTTGCTCGCTTTGAGGAAGTTTAGCTTCTAATAATAAATCGGTTAAACTGATCATTTTGCTAACTCGTCTAGTTTAGATTGCATCGTCATACCACGAATCACTTCAGGCGTACCACCATTGTCTCTATTAAAATAACGTTTATAGTTGCTTAGTGCAACGTCCAATTTAGCTTTATCAATTGGTTCTTTTGACAAAATATCCTTTATCATTTTTAAATTATTAACTACAAGTACATTTGTATCATTAATAACTTGGTCTATAATTTTTAAAAGTGATGGGTCAACTGCTTCTTTAACGTGTGGTTTTGTTAAATCTTCAATTATTTTAGTCAGTCGTATCATAATATATAAATATACTCATCAAATAAAAAACCCCGCTTATTTCTAAGCGGGGGTTCGTTATTACATTTACTTTAGATTAGGAACTAAAACTAGCACCTGTTGGTAGAATGTTGAAATCGAGGATAATGAATTCAGCAGTTCTAGTTGGTTGGATGAAGATTTGTCCGTAAAGAATATTACGATCAATCAAGTCAGGAGTATTGTTTTCATCATCCATTTTGACTTGGAATGCGTAGATACCGTTACGTTGTTGTACTGATTCCAAGTATGGAGTTACAATACTCAAGAAACGATTTCTTGTAGAAGCAACGTTTTGTTCGAATACCAAGTAGTTGCTTGAACTTGCGATAAACTTCTTCAAGTTGATCAACAAACGGCGAACATTGATACGATCCAAAGCGCTTGGAGCGATTTGTAGAGTCTTTTGACCCCATACACAGATACCTTGACCGGGGAATGCTGCGATTGGATTTACACGACCTTCATACAATGTATCACGTTCACTATGGGTTACACGATCAAGTACTTGTACAGCTGTTGGAATACCACCACGGTTTAAACCAGCGGGAGCATACCATTCAGCGGCAGAATTATCATTAGCAGCATAAACCGCTGGTAATACTACTGAAGGAGGAACACTAATAATCTTATTGGTATTAGTATCTAGGATCTTAACCCATGGATAATAAGTACCTACATAGTTACTGTCGATTGTGGCTACACTGTTGATAGCTGCATCAATCAATCCTACAGTTTGGTTACTTGCTGGGAACACTACGTTATCCATAATGTAGAAACAATCTTGACGAGTTTCACACATATCAATTACCAATTCGGTAACATAACTGTGTTGTTCACGGAATATACCCGGAGTTACAATCAGGTTGATGTCGAACTCATCGGCATTACCTAGAGAGGCGATACATTGTTTGTAAGCAATACTACCCGGACTATTGATGTTTGTACAATCTAGACCTTGAGTATTACCAGCCGTAATGTTACTACCTACGTTAATTGGAATTGCTGGCCATTGACCTTCAAATCCGCCTTGGAATCCAACTATGAATTTACGTAGTTTAACGTATGTAGATTCATTTACAGCATCATAAACACTTGGAATACTACCACTCAAACTTGGAGCGAGCAATGAA